TCGGCTAAACTCTGGTGTGATGGGACTAACTCCTACTTGTCATCAGGCAACACTGGTAATGATCCGCTCATCCTTAATACTGGCGGTGGAAACGTGGGCATTGGTACCGATGTTCCCAACGCACCGCTAGAGGTGAAGAACGCAGGAGCCGTACAACAACGCTACACAAGAGATGCAAATTCCACCGACATATCTCTTTCATCAAGCGGTATGCTTAATGCTGACAACTTATCGTCTGCAGGGTTTGGTTGGTACAACAACGGCACTGAGGCCATGCGTATCGACGGTGTAGGAAATATTCGGACTCCATCAGGCAACGATCTAACTATTGGTCAGTACGCCTCTCCTGCACACACTGCCGGAAACGTCGGGTCTGTAGCCTTAACTATTTCAGATGGCGGTGGAAACTCAGGCGTATTTGTAAATAACACGTATGACGGTACGTATTCTAGTCAAAACATTACGTTTAAGACCGCAGAAGGTGGACTGTCTTCCGCAACAGAGCGCATGCGTATCGACGCCTCAGGAAACTTACTGGTTGGGACTACATCTGCCGGAGCATTAGCCTCTCCGAACAGAGGACTTATTGATATAAATGGTACATCAGACAGCGCACTGGAGTTTAAAACTGCAGGAGTAACTCACGGCTACCTTTACGAAAGCGGTAGCGAATTCAGAGTGGCTAACTTAACAGCACACCCGCTTACGTTCTACACCAGTAACAACGAGCGTATGCGTATCGACGCCTCAGGAAACTTGCTGGTTGGCCGAACCTCAACAGCCAGTGCAGCTACAGACTACGGTACACAGGTGTACAGTAACGGTGTTATTTATCAGTTCGCTGGAGCAACTGGCAACTCTGATATACATAGGTGGCACAACGGCGCTGGCACCAAGGTAGCCTACCTGCAAGGGGACGGTGATCTCATCATTACTGGAACCTACAGTCCTTCAGACGAGCGCCTCAAGGAGAACATCGTAGATGCTCCTGCTGGCAACCTTGACGATCTAAGGGTTCGCTCCTACGACTGGAAGGCTGACGGTTCTAGTGTCACTCATGGCTTCATAGCTCAAGAGCTTGAGGTTGTTGCGCCCTATGCTGTAACTAAGGGTGAGACTGAGGACGACATGATGGCTGTTGATTACAGCAAGCTAGTCCCAATGATGGTTAAAGAAATCCAAGACTTAAAGGCCGAAGTAGCGGCACTCAAAGGAGCATAAAGAATGACAACGATTACATGGACAGTTTCATCCCTAGACTACGAAGTATCCAAAGATGGTCTAGACAACGTAGCTACTGTAGCTCACTGGCGCTGCACGGGTGAGGACGCAGACGGTAACGAAGGTTCAGCTTACGGCACTAAGTCTCTTCCAGATCCTTCTGCGGATAACTTCATGCCTTGGGATAGCATCACTGAGGGAACTGTGCTGGGCTGGCTCGTAGCTGAGATGTCTACAAACAAGATGGACGACACGCCCTCTGAGCAGGAGTCTGTAGAAGCCGCTGTAAACGCCCAGATTGCTGAGAAGGCTAACCCTACTTGTGGCACAGGCGCTCCTTGGGCAGTTGCTCCCGAGACTCGTGACTAATGAAGACCTTAGCAGCCATAGCACTCGTGTTACTCTGTGGATGCTCAGGCACACTACGAGAGAAATCTACGGTGTGCTTGGGCTTCTGTTCGCACACCGAAGTTGAAACTGAGACTCAAACAAAGGACATTAAGAAATGAAGGCATTAACTTTCCTATTAGCTTTAGTTGCTTTTACTGCGTCTGCTGCTGAACTTTACTTAGAGGATGGTACGGTAATTGATTTGCCTGTAGGATCTAAGGTTTACGTAGATGACGGGACTGTATGGTCGTTTACTAGGTTTGATGAAGGCGGCTTTGACATTCGACCTTTGACGCCTCTGATAGAAGTAACAGAAGTCTGTCAAGACTCAGGGTTTACCTTTGGCGGTGGCTCTGTTGTCTGCGAGGAAGAAGTAGTTGTAGAAGAAGAAGAAACAGAAGAGTGTGACTCTTTAACCTTTGGCGGCTCTGGTGGTTGCTAGTCGTGGAAGTCAGTGAGTTCAGAATAGAGCGCATGGAGAAGGCTTTAGACAAAGTGTGTGAAGCCGTTAGTCAGATTGCTGTAGTTGACGAAAGGCTCTTATCGTTACTTAGTAGAATGGAGCGTTTTGAGAAGCGCCTCGACGAGCAAGAAGATAAAGTTATTGAGTTGTCAGAAGATGTCATTCTTAACTCAAAGCTAATAAAGACCAGCGAAAGATTCTTCTGGATAGGTGTCAGTGCTGTGGCATCGTTTATTGTTTACATGGTGCGTTAATGTTAGAACTATTGATTGGCCCAGTTACATCCCTGCTTGATAAGTTCATCCCAGACTCAGATGAAAGGAATAGACTTGCCCATGAAATATCTACAATGGCTGAAAGACACGCTCAAGAGTTGGCTAAAGCCCAGATTGCAGTTAACAAAGAAGAAGCTAAAAGTACTTCTCTCTTTGTGTCTGGATGGCGTCCAGCGGTTGGGTGGGTGTGTGTTAGCGGAATGGCATTTAATTTTATCTGCGTCCCTCTTGGGAATTTTACCCTTACTCTATCTGGTGTGGATGTCTTTTTGCCGTCCTTGGATTTAAGTCAGATGATGCCAGTGCTTATGGGCATGTTGGGCTTAGGGGCCATGCGCTCCTTTGAGAAAGCCAAAGGCTGTGCGAGGGATAAGTAATGGACTATAGCTATGTAACAGATACCAAGCAATCAGAGTTTCAAAACTGGTTAAACAATTTTGATAACATGCTGTCTCAATGGTATTCTGATCCTGCGAATGAACAGGACGACATAGACCGTATATATCGACAACAAGAAATAGAAGAGTGGGTTTCTCTGTTAGAAGCTTACGGAAGAGGAGAGGTTGAATACAATACGCTAATTAACTGGAAACCTGATTACTTAAGGGACATTGACGGGTTTAATGATTACCTAGATGATGTTCGTTTTAAGGCTACTTGGGAACGTAACACTAATTACAACATTGGTTACTGCGAAGAGAACGGCTGTCGTGATGCAGCTATGCAGCGTTTCTACGACAAGTGGAAAGCATCAGGTGAGCCTACTACTAAAGATGGCATGTGGTCTGATGAACAGTTTGACGAGTGGTTAGAAGAGCAGGACAACGGAGGCGGCGTGGATCCTGTAGATCCTGTAGATCCGGGTCCTGCGCCCCCACAAACTCTTGACGAGGCCTTGGACGAGTTAGCCGAAGAACAACAAGTTGACAGAGATGTTGTTGACGGTGTTGTGGATATGATAGAAACGATCAAGGGATCAGTACCTACTAATGTAGAAGACGCCTCAGATTTAATTAGAGGTGTCTTAAGCTCTACTGTATTAGGTTCTGCTTTAGAAGAGTGTGAAAGCTGGACAGGTAACACAACTACAGAAGGGGGCCGAGGAGTCCCTAGTTGGACTAAGTGTGTTACAGCAGGAATATTTGATATACCGGGATTAGACTTGCCTCTTCCTCCCGGAATGATAGACATTAGTGTTTCTGTATACGATATTATTCAGAAGGGTGAAGACATAGGTGAGAGCTTTGAGGATTTCCTTGAAGACCCCTCAGGTTGGCTAGAGAACGTCATAGACAAGGCTGTAGAGAAGGTACAGGAAGTTTGGGGTGATCTACAGGGTGGTATAGACCCTAAGACCATTGGAGGCCTCTCTGGTATACTTAACGACTGGATAGGTAATATCTTAGGTGGGTACATCTTAAGTCAAGTTAAAGATGCCACAAGTGCTATAGACCCTTTCCTGTTTGCAGGTGATTGTTTAGACCCTACTTTTAAAGAGGCTAACGAAGACTTTTGTGAGGATGCTCTAAACGAAGGAGCCTTAGTAGACTGTAGCACCTTTGGTAAAACTGGCGGTTTAGTGGCTTCAGAAGCCGAGTGTGGTGCCTGTGAAGACCCTAACTTTACTCCCACAGGGCCTAACGGTACATGTGTAGAGCCTTGGACTGACCAAGGGGAGACTGAGGATCAGTGTGCAGCCCAAGGGCGTCTACACGTACCCGGAGATGCCTCTACAGAGACCGCTAGCGCCTGTGGTGATTGCTTACCTACACATACAGAAGAGGGCGGTACTTGTACAGAGTGGGCTGATGGTGGTGCTACAGAAGAAGAGTGCACTGAGCAAAACAGAGTATACAGGCCCAGCACTGGTACAGGCAGAGATAGTTCCTGTGGTGGTTGCTTGGAAGGCTATGAAGGGCCTGAGTGTGAAGAAATAGGAGTTGAGGAGCCTTGTCCCGGTAATCAAATAAGGAACGAAGAGACTAGGGAGTGTGAAGATCCGGGTCCTGATTTCGTAGTAGGAGACCCTTGTACTACTGAAGTTGGTGATGCAGGAACTTACGACTCCGAAGGCGGCTGTGTTCCTGACTGGGTAAACACAGGTCCTTCTGTACAAGACTGTGAAGCCCTAGGTAAAACACATGTATCTGGTGATCCTTCAGCACAGAAGCCTAGTGAATGTGGAGGATGTAAAAACTCTACGTGGAATCCTATAGGAGCCGAGGGCGAGTGTGTAGCACCTGAAGATCCTGTAGATCCTGTAGACCCTAATGAGTGTGATGAAGATAACTTAACTCCTCAGAATGCTGAGGCATGTGGTAAGCAACTGTGTGACGGTGTATACATAGACATAGGCCTCCCATGTGTTCCTGTGATTCCTCCAGAGGGTTGTGGGGAAGGAGAGGCAGACTTTGGTAGAGGATGTGAGCAGCCTTGTCCTGATGATGCCAACATAGGGATTAGTGATGCAGCCTGTGTCGACACAACTGTAACTACTTGCTTAGATGACGCAGCAACTAACTTTAATGAAGAAGGCCCCTGTGTCTACGGTCCTGTTGTAGAAACGTGTGAAAACGGTGCTATAGATCCTCCGCTGTGTTCTGAGTGTGCTGACGGTGGTTTACCTGATGCTGAACTGGGGTGTGGAGGGACTGTAGATAACCCTTGTGATGACCCTGTGTACGCAGCAGAGAACCCAACAGAGTGTGCCTCAGGAGATGACTGCGTTGACTGCGATTGTCCTGAGTACGCCGCAGCTAACCCTGAAGAGTGCATCGGTACTCCTCCTCCTGAAGGTGGCGGTGGAGGCCCCGGTGGCGGAGGCGGAGGCCAAGGAAAGATAGAGCCTATAGAGATAGGAATCTCTGGAGACCCTGAGCTTCTAGCGAGACAACAGTTCCCAATTACTGATTACTTAAGCGGCTTATTTACAGGTAGAAGATAATATGACATACTTAGATTTAGTAAATAATGTCCTAAGAAGGATACGAGAAGAAGAGGTTACTTCTGTAGCCTCTAACACCTACAGTAAGATGATAGGTGACTTAGTTAACGATGCTAAAGAAAACGTAGAGACTGCTCACGACTGGGCAGCACTTAGGTACACCTTAAACATTAACACTACAGCAGGTATATTCAACTATGTCCTCACAGGCAGTAAGAACACGCCAAAGGCTCTTACGGTTATTAACGATACTACTAATGTTTTCATGGAGTACCGTAGTTCTGACTGGTTTGATAACAAATACCTTGTACAAGAACCCGTCTCAGGTGCGCCTCAGTACTACACGTTCAACGGTGTTGACTCCAACGGAGATACTCAGATAGACATATACCCTAAGCCCGACAAGGTTTACGATATACAGTTTAACGCTGTAATCAGAGGAGACATTGTAGACGAGAACGGTGCAGTCATTCGTCCCTATTTGTTAACTAATGATACTGACAAGATGCTGATTCCTCCGATGCCTGTGATACACCTAGCGGTAGCCTTAGCAACCCGTGAAAGAGGTGAAGCAGGAGGAACCACAGCCCTTGAGTACTTCGCGTTAGCCTCTAAATACTTAAGTGACGCGATTGCCTTAGATGCACAGAAGCACCCTTATGAAACTGACTGGTATACCCCATAGGAGTTAGTGTATGTCTGAACCACTCCAGAGTATAAACCTAGTCGCTCCTGCGTTCAAGGGTATCAACACAGAGGATTCTCCGCTACAACAGGACCCTTCGTTTGCTGACGTTGCAGATAATGCTGTCATCGACAAACGTGGGCGTATTGCTGCACGTAAAGGTAACAATGTTTTAACCACAGATGCTTCTTTGTTAGGTACTGATTATGTACACCACATGCACCACTTCTTTGATGACGCAGGTAACTCAAAGCTATTCAGCACAGGTAACTCTAAGATACTCTCAGGAACAACCACGTTAGTTGACGAGACACCCTCTGGTTACACCGTCGGTAACAACAATTGGAAGATGGTAAACTTTAACAACGCTGCGTATTTCTTCCAAAGAGGACAAGAGCCTTTAATCTACACTGACACTGGAGGGCTTGAGACATTTGGAGACTACAACGGTGTTTCTACAGATGTTAAGTATTACTGCCACGAGGCTTTAGCAGCCTTCGGTAGACTCTGGATAGTTAACAACTCTTCAGATACTCAAACTATTTATTGGTCTGATTTGCTAATAGGTACGGATTTTACAGGAGGTTCCTCAGGCTCTATAAACTTATCCAAGGCGTGGCCTGATGGGTTTGATGAAGTTAGAGCCTTAGCTGCCCACAACAACTTCCTAATAGTCTTCGGTAACCATAGCATCATAGTGTTTAAAGATGCTCAAAGCCCAGCTATTATGTCTATAGCAGACACCGTTGCTGGGGTAGGTTGTGACTGCCGTAACTCTGTACAGTACACAGGAACAGATGTAATATTCTTGTCCACTAGCGGCCTCAGGAGCTTCCAGAGGACTATACAAGAGAAGTCTATGCCTATAGGAGACTTAAGCTTAAACATTAAGACAGAGTTCCTACAGGCCGTAGAAGCTAGGACAACACCTACGTGTTCTGTCTATAGCCCTGAGAACTCTTTCTACCTAATAGCGTTTCCAGATCAGAACACTACGTACTGCTTTGACTTAAAGGGTAGCCTAGAGAACGGAGCCTATAGAGTTACTAGGTGGCCCTCAGTATCTTTTGAGTCTTTTGAGAGAAATAAGGACGGTACGCTTTACATAGGATCTTCAGCAGGAGTAGGGAAGTACGACGGGTACTCCGATAACGGATCTTCATATCGCTTTAGATACTACAGTCCCGGACTAACCTTTGGCGACCCCTCAAAGCTTAAGATACTTAAGAAGATAAGACCTACCATCGTTGGTGCCAACAGTGCTACAGTGTTTGTTAAGTGGGCCTATGATTTAGGAACTAACTTTAGAACACAAGAGTACACCGTAGGTAACCAGACTCCAGCCTTCTATAACATAGACGAGTATGATATAGGGGAGTTTACAGGTGGTGAGCTTGCCTCTAGGAGGCCCGTGAACACAACAGGCGACGGGACTATTATAACCATCGGAATGGAATCAGACATCAACGGCTTTCCTTTGTCTCTTCAAGAAATCAACGTACTAGTACTTATAGGTAAAACATTATGAGCAATTATACAGTAACAACGGACTTTGCAGCCAAGGACTCTCTGCAATCTGGTGATCCTGCAAAGATCATCCGTGGCTCAGAGTTTACCACAGAGTTTACAAACATAGCAGCGGCTATAGTAACCAAAGCTAACTTAGAGAGTCCTCAGTTTACTGGGGTGGTTACAGCACCTACTCTTACAGTTTCAGGAACACTAACAGCAGGTCTTATTGACGGAGGGAGTTACTAATGGGTTTCTTAGCAGACATATTAGGAGGCACAGCAGACGAGTTCTACAGTGCGCTGCCTTCAGAAATACGTAACCTCTACGGGTCTTACGGTGCAGACGGTACATATACCTCAGGTATTCCTCAGGTAACAGCACCTCAGAACATAAGCTTTCAGCCTTACACAGTAACCTCGGGAAACTTAGGTAACATTACTACTGATGCGTTCGGAGGCACCCAGTTTAACCTAGGAGAAAGTCAACAGGCAATGCAGGACCAACTCTTAGGAGGTGCTTCGGACTTCTACCGTAACGCTATGCAGGACACCTCTGGTAGAGAGACAGACATCTACAATAGAATGAGGGCTGCTCAGATGCCTGAAGAACAACAGGCTATGTTGGACTTGGAAGAACGCTTGTTTTCCCAAGGGAGAGGCGGAGTAGCTACAAACCAATACGGGGGAACTCCTGAGCAGCTTTCGTTAAATATGGCTAGAGAAAGAGCCAAGAATGAAGCAATGTTAGGAGCCATGGGTCAAGCGCAGCAAGAGCAGATGCAACAGGCGCAACTAGGTGGTATGTTCCAACAGGAAGGTTATGCACCTTTGGCTCAACTAATGAATGCCTCTAGTGCAGGAGCAGGCGCAGCAAGTATGGCTGATGTAGCTCGTAGGCAGCAGGGCGAGTACGACCTACAGGCTCAGTTAGCTAACCTACAGGCAGACTTAGGATCTAGGACAGGACTTGCTAATCTGTACTCAGGACTATTTAGTAGTGCTACAGGTGCTTTGGGTGGTGCTGGTGAGCTGCTGCTTAAAAAAATCTTTGGGTTATAAGGAGGACTAAACATGGCTACTTATCCAAACTTAGGCGGCATGTTAACACAGGCTGGTCAGCAACAAGGACAGGTTCTTGGGAGTGCCTTCACGGGTTTAGCTCAGAATTTAATGAAACCCGTGGACAGTATGCTTGCTCGTAAGAAGAACGAAGGCCTCCAAAAGGAGGTCCAAGACTTCCTTGCGACCAACAAAGATGACCCTGCTGCTTTGAATGCCGAGGCTGCTCGTTATACCACCATGGGTAACGATGCTGTAGCCAAGGTGTTTAAGGATGCTGCGCAGGCTGCTGTAGACAGAAAGGCTAAGGCTACTGGACAAGCTCAGGGGCGAGGCAAGGGAGAGCTAATGGCCTTGGCTAACAACCCTGAGTTTAACTTCCAAGATCCAAAGCAGCAGACAGGTTACTTTGCTCTCGCAGACGCCACGGGAGTTCCTAGAGAAGAAGCAGCTAAGATAGCACTAGACGCTAAGAAGGCCAGAGAAGGCGGAAGGGTCACTAGCTCACGCAGCGGAGGTCAATATAGGGACGAAGATGGAAACATTTACGAAGCTTCTATAGTAAGAAGCAGTGCTGGAGAGCAGGTAAGGTATCTTCCTATAAGCCCCGGCGCTCCTAAAGAACCTGTAGGAGAGCTAACCTCTATTGGAGGAGCCTATTCTGAAACCGCTTCAGAGAGAACCGCTAGAGGCATAACTGAGGCCGGAAGTGAGAAAACAGCAGAGAACTGGGCAGACCTTAAATCTGAGGCTGTAGACAAGTTGCCTAGGATAGAGCGTTCTATTGCTAAAGCAGATAGAAGTTTAGAGCTTATTGAGCAAATAAACACAGGAGGCTTGTCAACAGCAGCCGTAAGAGC